CTAGGGTTGGTCAGCTGCCCCCTGCAAAGGTTCAGGTTCCAGGAGTAGGTACTGCTGCTCTCAATCTCTTGAATACGGTTGGCATGAAGTCTGCGGGGAGTTTGATGAGGAAGATAGCGTCAGACACCCCCACCACTGTTGATGGCAAAGTGACTTACGGAACCAAGCTGGTTAAAGACGACAATGATAAGATCATGGGCATTGTGGACAAAAGCGGGGCTTACTCAGGCCGTCCTGATTTTAACCCCACACCAACCCCAAAGGGTGAGTCTGATAAAACGTCAACTGGCATTACGGCAGAGGACAACAAGCCTAAGAAGCCATCTATTCCAGAAGAAACAACGGCTGATGCGGCACGGCGTTCGGCCTTGCTTGGTGGCGGTTCATCTGCTGCACAGCGTTTACTGCTGCAAAAGAAAAAGCGTAAAGCATGAATCTTGATTACAAGCCGCCCGGGTCTGTTGCGAGATCATTTATGCGTGACGAGTCATTTGTTCGTGGCATTCGTGGTCCTGTTGGTTCTGGAAAGTCTGTCGCTTGCTGCATGGAGATCATGCGGAGAGCCACATTGCAGAAGCCAAATGAGCAGGGGGTAAGGCGAAGCAGATGGGCTGTTATTCGTAATACGAACCCGCAGCTGAAAACGACAACGATTAAGACGTGGCGTGACTGGTTTGGTGATGAGCTTGGCCGTTTTGTCTGGTCGCCCCCCTATACCCATAATGTGCGTATTGGGCTTGCTGACAATTCCATTGTTGAACTGGAAGTCATCTTCTTGGCTTTGGACAAACAGGAAGATGTAAAGAAACTTCTGTCTTTGGAGTTAACAGGAGTATGGGTCAACGAGGCCAGAGAAATTCCAAAGTCGATTGTTGATGCTTGCACCATGCGTGTGGGTCGTTTCCCCTCGATGCGTGATGGTGGTCCGTCTTGGTATGGTGTGATCATGGACACCAATGCTCCTGATGAAGTTCATTGGTGGGGTATTATGGCTGGTGAAGTGCCTATACCTGAGTATCTGACAAGTGAAGAACGCCTGTTGATGGTAAAGCCAGATGACTGGTCCTTCTATAAACAGCCTTCTGCCATGTTTGAGCAAAAGGATGATCAGGGCAATTTAACTGGCTATACGCCTAATATGAAGTCAGAGAACAGGGACAATCTGCAACCTGATTATTATGACAAGATCATTCTTGGCAAGGGTCCGGCGTGGGTCCGTGTGTATGTTCTAAATGAGTATCAGGCATTAATGGATGGCAAGCCCGTCTATCCTACATTTAGAAAAGACACGCATGTTGCCAAAGAGCCATTAGAGCCTACAGATCAGAGCGATGTGATTATAGGTATCGACTTTGGCCGTTCTCCAAGTGCTGTGTTCTGCCAGCAATTGCATTCCGGCAGATGGATGGTTTTCCATGAGCTTGTTATGCAAGATATGGGCGCAGCACGATTTGCAGAAAGTCTGAAGCGAGAGATAGCCAAACACGGCTGGGAAAAGCTGACTTGCCGATTTATTGGCGATCCTGCTGGAAACCAGATGGCTCAGACATCTGAGCATACTCCTTTTATGATCCTGCGTGCTGCGGGCATCATGGCTTACCCGGCATCGAGCAATGACATTTTTGTTCGTGTTGAGGGTGTTGAAGGTGTTCTGAACAGGATGGTTGACGGTCATCCGGCTATGCTTGTCAGCCCCACCTGCACCAACCTCATATCTGGCTTTGAGGGTGGATATCAATTCAAACGTCAGTTCTACATGGGTACCGAAAAATATGAGGAAAGGCCCAATAAGAACCGTTTCTCACATGTGCATGATGCTTTGCAGTATGCCTTTTTAGGGGGTGGTGAGGGTCGCATAGCATTATTCGGCAAACAGAAAGTATCCCGCCCCACCACTGTTGAGAGGGCAAGTAACCCATTCAGCCGCATGAAAGCCAGAAATAGGGGCAGATCGGGTATGAGAGCCTTATGAAATGGATAATTTGCTTCTGTAAAAGCAAAAATATAGGCATTTGGCGGTTATTTACGGCACATAGACCTAATTTTGGGCATGTATTCGCAGTTAGGTACGATCCATCAACAAAAGTATGGATAAAAGCTGAGTTTGCCTCTGAAAACTTCAATTTATTTACATTCACCAGTGATGAAGCCACTGATTTGATCGCTGCGCTTCAGGAAAACTGCATTTGTGTTGAGTTTGAGCCGGAGCTTAACCCGATTCATTTGCCCAAGTTTATGTATTGCGTTGCATTCATCAAGCATCTGGTCGGCATAGGTAACTATGGCGTTTGCACACCGTACCAGTTGCATTGTGAATTGCTCCGTCGAGGAGGTAAGCCCATTTTTGAGCTTGAAACCAAGGAGTCTGATGATGGGATCACTTGTCAAAGTCCCCAAGCCGCCTAGCGAAAGCGAAGAAAGCAAAAGAGCTAAAGCTGCTGAAAAAGAACGTCTGGCGAGAGAGCAGGCTGAAATTGATTTTCAGAACTCTGAACGTGACAGAAAGCGGCGTAGCAATCTGATCGGCTCTGAATCTTTGCAGGATGAGAGCCTGCAGGGATATGGCGGTTTCCGAAAGAGTAAAAAAATGGGGATGTATGACCTATGAGAAGTGAATCAGGCGGTGATGCAAGCCCTACTGTTGCCAGCAGCCAGAGCGGTGATGATGAAACCTATAAAAAGGTTATGGCACGCTATAAGAAGGCAAAGGGCAGATGGTCATCATGGTCAGACGTCTGGGAGGAGATATATGACTATGTACTCCCTCATAGAGAGTCATTCTTTCAAGAGTCCCCGGCCCAGCGTAGAACCGAAAATATCTACGATGAGACTGCCGTAACAGGACTGCCCAAGTTTGCCAGCAGGCTACAGCTTGGTTTTTTCCCGCCTAATGGCAGGGCATTCAAACTTGCTCCGGGGCCAGAGTTCCCAAAGGAAGCAATTACACGCCAGCTAGAAACTGAGCTGGATGAAATTACAGATATGATTCATGAGGGTCTGCGTAATTCTAATTTTAACGCAGAGTTCCATGAGGGCTTACAAGACCTTGGCATAGGCACAATGAACATGCTTGTTGAGAGCGGTAGATTTGTGGGCGACTTACACTTCACGGCAGTTCCTCCAACCAATGTCGCTGTACTGCCCGGTCACATGGATATGGTTTCTGATTGGTTCAGGTGGAACAACACCTGTGACATTACAGAAGTCAAACACATGTACCCCTATGCCAAGTACACCCCTGAAATGGAGCAGATCCAAAAGCGTGATCCACGCCGCAAAACTCATATTGTCGAAGCAACAATGTATGACAGCAATGACCGCTTCAAAGATGAATACACATATTACCTGATATCGGAGACAGACAAGAAGATACTCTTTGAAGCCAAGATGACGGGTCGTGGTTCTGTTCCCTGGATAACGACTAGGTGGAGCAAGTCAGGCTATGAAGTATGGGGCCGTGGCCCTGTGCTGCAAGCCATGCCAGCAATCAAGACATTGAATCTGACAGTGCAGCTTATTCTTGAAAATGCTGAAATGGCGATTGCGGGATCATACGTCTATGACGATGACGGTGTGTTCAACCCTGACAATGTGACGATACAACCGGGAACATTCATTCCAAGAAGCCCGGGGTCGAGCATTGATACCCTTCAGTCACCAGCACGTTTCGATGTGGGTCAGCTCATACTTGAAGATATGCGCCGCAATGTAAGAAAGGCTATGTTCATTGACGAGCTTGATACTCGCCCGAATGCTAAAACACCTCTCAGTGCAACCGAAGTCTCAGAGCGTCTGGCAGATGTTGCTAGGGACATGGGCGCAGTCGCAGGACGGATGCAGAAGGAGTTCCTGCAGCCGCTTGTCGAGAGGATCATTTACATCTACACGCAACAAGGTTTGCTCGAACTGCCCAAGGTTGATGGCAGGGAGTTAAAGGTTGTTGCTGTATCTCCTTTGCTGAGAGCGCAGGATCAGCAGGACGTATCTGATTTCATGCGTTTTCAGCAATCTATTGCTTCTACATTTGGTCCAGAAATAGGGCCAATGCTCTACAACCAAGAAGCAGTTATCAAATACCTATCGGACAAGTTTGGCATACAGGCTGATCTTCTTGCTGACCAGAAAGGTGTGCAGCAGAACATCCAGAATGTAATGCAGCTTATGCAAGGGCAGGGTCAGTGAAAGAAAAGATAAATGTTTCTGTCGATGGTCGAGGATATTCTAGTGAGGTTGAAGCTGACCTTAATTCTAAGGCCTATGCTTTGTTTGGCTCAGGTGTTGGAAAAGCGTTCTTACAGTACCTTGAGGGTATCACAACGAACAATATCCATCCTGCAGGAACAAATATCGAAACACTAGCTCATGCTGAAGGGTCTAGGTGGCTCGTGGCAATTATTAAAATGCGTTGTGAAATGGGGCGAAAGAATGGCTAAACCAGCAAACCCAAGTCTTTATGCAAAAGCCAAGGCAATTGTCAAAAAACGTGTGAAGAAATGGCCTAGTGCGTATGCAAGCGGCCAGCTTGTTCAGCAGTACAAACGTATGGGCGGCACATACAAATGAGCCTGACCAAATGGTTTGGAGAAAAGTGGGTAGATATATCCACCAAGAAAGACGGTAAGCACCCTCCTTGCGGAAGAAAGATGGGTGATGGCAGGGCGTACCCGAAATGTGTGCCATCTTCAAAAGCTGCAAGTATGAGCAAGTCTGAGAAATCATCAGCAACAAAGAGAAAGCGCAGTACGAACCCATCTGGAGGTGGAAAGAAACCTACTTATGCGAGGACGTAAATGAGCGAAGCATGGACAAGAAAAGAGGGCAAGAATCCAGACGGTGGGCTGAACGCAAAAGGCAGAGCATCCTACAAAAAAGGAAACCTCAAGCCGCCAGTGTCAGCAAAACAGGCGAAGAAAAGCCCGAAAGCAGCCGCAAGACGTAGATCATTTTGTAAGCGGATGATGGGTATGAAAAAGAAACTTACATCATCGAAAACGGCTAATGACCCTAACAGCCGTATCAACAAAGCACTGAGAAAGTGGGACTGTTAAATGAGTGAAGAACTGCAAGAAAGCGTGGACGAGACACAAATTGATGAGGTTCAGGTTCAGCCGGAACAGGAGCAACCTCACGAAACGGCATCAAGACCAGAATGGCTTCCTGAGAAGTTTAAATCTGAGGAAGATTTTGCAAAAAGCTACGAGCATCTTGAGCGTAGGCTGCATGAAAGGTCTGATAATTTTAAACAGGAAATCATGGAGGAGTTGCAGAGCGACGCTGCGGCTGATGTTCCTGTGTCTCCCGCTGACTATCAGGTTTTGCTGGAGACAGAAGAAGGAGAGCCATTTGAAGTTGTTGAAGATGACATGCTTGAGTGGTGGAAACACACAGCTCACAGTCTTGGTTTGAACCAGCAGCAGTTCAACGGGATACTGGCTGAATATAGCCAGATGGACATGATGCGTGGTCCCGACTGGAACGAGGAGTCCGAAAAGCTCGGTGAATATTCTGAGCAACGTATGCAGCGCATTGATGCTTGGGCTGGGGCCAATCTGTCTGAAGGTTCTTATGAGGTTTTTGCAAACCTTCCTGCATCTGCTGGGATGGTTCAGTTCTTTGAGGAGCTTATGGAGAACAATGGTCAGCCAAGGTTCAATATGGTTTCAGACACCCAGTTCCAGGAACATGTAACACAGGACGATCTAAAGTCAGCTATGGCAGATCCTGCTTATTGGCGTGACCGTGATCCTGCACATATTGCCAAGGTTCAAGCTATGGCTAAACAGGTAGGATTGCAAAAGCACGGTTCTCTTACCGTAGGGTAATGTGAATTAACAAACAAACTAAAGTCTGTGAGGGTTGGGTCAACTAGAAGGCCCGAAAGCTAGGTATAGCAGCCCTCACGGACAACTGCACAGACATGCCAGTGGACGGAACAACCGGAAAGTATGTGAAAACATCTTTTTTAGGAGAGTTCAGCTATGGCTGTTAATACCATTAGCACCTCCTTTATCGAGGAGTTTGAATCCGGCGTTCACATGGCGTATCAGCGCATGGGGTCCAAACTTCGGAACACTGTTCGTAACCGCAATGGGGTTAAGAACAAGACTACGTTCCAGAAAATCGGTAAAGGTTTTGCGACAACTAAGGCGAGACACGGAAATATCGCCCCTATGAACCTTGAGCATACGAATGTAAACGTAACGCTTGAGGATTATTTTGCTGGAGAATGGATCGACGATCTGGACCAGCTTCGCATTAACCATGATGAGATGCTTGTTGCACAGCAGTCAGGTGCTTACGCACTTGGTCGCAAGACAGACGATCTTATCAAGGCAGCGATGACCACAACATCATCAACTCACAATGAGACCTCTAACGGCATCACCCTTGCTTGGTCACTTGAGCTGATGGAAAAGTTCGGCAACAACGAGGTTCCTGATGACGGGAAGCGTTTCGTAGTTGTTGGGTGGGAGCAGTGGTCACAGCTCATGAACCTCGATCAGTTCAGCCGTGCTGAATATGTTGGGGAGAATGATCTGCCATTCCCATCAGGCATGACTGCAAAGCGTTGGCTTGGCTTTACATGGTTCCCACACTCAGGTCTGGATGAAGCCGGATCAAGCAATGTGGACCGTGTTTGTTTTGCTTACCACAGCGATGCACTTGGCCACGCTATCGGTGCTGATGTTTCATCAAACATGCAGTATCACAACGACAAAGACAGCTATTTCGTACTCAATAAGATGCAGATGAATTCTGTCCTTATTGACGCCGAAGGTGTCTTTAAAATGCAACTGAAGAAATAGGGGGCTGATATGGCGTTTACAGCATCAAATTTGTCTCTTGTTAACTACAGCGGCAATGGCTTCCATTTCTGGCACTACACAACCACAGATACTGCGGCGACTGTAGATACTGCTGGTTACTTCAATTCAGTAGCTAACGAAATGAATGTTGGTGATCTGATCATGGTTGCCAGTGCTACAGGTGGCACTCCTGTTTACGGCTTGATGGTCGTGAATGCGAACAGCGGCACTGTAGTTGACGTAGCCGATATGGTCTCACTGTCAGGTTCTGACACAGACTAATGGCTAAGGCTCCAGCAAAAAAGAAGGCGGCGGCGAAAGCTGCCCCTTCTACCACTAGGGTCACAAGAAGCGGCATGGTCCGCACTATCGGCTCAAAAGCAAAACTTGGCAAAAGGGCTAGTTAGATGGCTTTTACTAATTGCAGTACATGTCCCACAAAAGCGAAATGTCGTGAAGCTGGCAAATGCCTGAACAA